CATCATCTGTCTACATAGCGTATAGAGGGCAATCCAACGCATTTTTTAATGTGTCAATTAACTGTTTCACTCTATTGCCCCCATAAAGTATGTAATAATCTGCTGTGTTTTCGCGTCCACGGCTTCCTGTAAAAAGGGCTATGGATGATTACCGTATGTTCTGCGCAATTCACCCTTGCGCTCATCGTAATAATACCAAGGCACTTGTTTGCGCCCGTTGCCGCTCTTCGCATAAATACCTGTGCCCTCGTGAACATATGGCGCGTATTCAACCGTTGAGCCAACTATGCCAGTAATTTCGCCCTCGTCTTTCCGCACATCAAAAGTAATGGAGCGCCGCAATTCGCCAGTATCTCCAACAGGACAACGTGCTTTTGCTTCTTCTTCAACAGCGGCGCAAGCCTTTTCCATACAGCGCTCAACATTCTCGGGCATAGTTTTCTTAAGCTTTTCCAAAGCCCTTTGAAGCATTGCGTCATCCCATTCTATTGTCATAGCGCATCCTCCAATGATAGCCATAACTGTATCCAACGTGTTGAAGCGTTGACAAAATTACAAATATAATTACGGCCTTGATACACTATCTTATCGCCTTCTGATGCGCGTTTATCGTGCGTCAGGGCTATATGCGTTGATGCGGTAGTAAGCACATTGTTAGCACTGTTGTAATTCCCTTGAAGCACACTAACAGCAACATCAATAGGAACAGATTGCTCTTCATAAGATAGCACCTGCTCGCCCCACTCATTTTGTGATACTGTGCGTTTTAAGAGTTTTGCTTTTTCCATTCTTCTAATCATAATGTTTTCACCTTGCGCCATCTATTAAGCGCCTTGATAAGCTAAGGTGGATAATTGGCATAGGTTTCATTGGCCCCAGAAAAGGAAGAAGAAGCTAAACCCTCCGTGCCAATCAGATTATACTTGACAACGCACATATCAATTATCACATTACTTGCTAATGTAGGGACATCTTCCCGATTACAATAGGCGCAAAACTCAGAATTAGACTATTCAATAAGCAGTTCTATGAGCGTATCCTTAGAAGTATCATCTGCGGGAATATTCAGATATAGTTTAATTTTTCTAATTAAATCCATTTATCAGCCCTCCATAAAAGAGGGAAGGGAGTATCCTTCCCTCTTGATTAGGAAGCTGCCTCGGTAATCTTGACAGCCTTGGTTGCGTCTGTTAAAGCAACGATGTAATAAGCGCGCAGGAACATATCAGTAGTGCGGGTATCTTCATTGCGCTCAGTGGCGGCTTCAACGTCTTGTTTGAGGAAGCAAGTGACTGCGGCCTTAGTCATTAGGTAGGCGCAACCGCTAATCTTCTTAGACAGAACGATGCGCACGCCGCAAACAGAACCGACTTCGCCGCCATACACGACTTCGCCAGCGCGAGCAGCGATGTAATTAGCATCTTTGCGGATTTGAGCCAGATAATCAGGGCCGACGAGCAGGAATAACTCACTCTCATTTTCGAGTTCCATTTCAGCAATAGCATCAACAACAGTGGTATAGCCAAACTTGCCGCCCTTAGCAAAAGTGACAACGGGAATAAGCGGCTTAGGATTGGGTGATGCGCCATCAGTAGTGGCCAGAGCGGCGAGGAAATCATCGAACATCTTATTAGCCATTGTCTTAGCCGCGCCATCAACAGCATAACCAAGGATTTTATCATCCTTCATAATCTGCTCGTCAGTATAGGAGAACTTTTGCTGATTAGTTTTAACGCGGTAATCTTTTCCGACGTAGGCGATAGTGCTGGTGTTGGTATTGCCAGCGCCCTCGGCAACCTCGTCAACCTTGCCAGTATAAGTATAAGCGTTTACTGTGCGAACCTGTCCTGGCTTTTCAGTAAGCTCAGTATCAATAGTCATTAGATTGCGGGCAGAAATAATAGTATTAAGCACTTCCTTAGCGTAGGAAGAAATCACTTTATTATCAAAAACAACATTAGCCATATATTAAAGCACCTCTCAATTAGTAGTCAGTTTTTCATAGAGTTCAGGATTGCTCATAAAGAGCTTGTTTCTTTCAACCAGAGACATCTTGTGGAATGTATCTCTGGACAACGCCGCATCTGACGTGCCCACAACAGGCTTATTAGTAGCAAGGCGTTTCTTAACCTCATCAGCAACAGCAGCCTTGAACAATTTGTCAAGTTTATCAATGCGCTGCTGACTCTCATCCATATCATCCGTAATTTGGATTAAATCAGCAAACTCAGCTGATAACCCGCGAGAAGATAGAATAGATTTAAGTTCTGAGCGGTTTTTCTCAATCTCATAGGACGCTAATTTTTCCTATAATTCCGCAATACGCATATCCTTCTCAGCATTTGCTCTTTCGCGCTCATCAAGCTGAGCAATAGATATTTTTTTCTAATAGTCTTTTTCTTGTTTCCTGAGTGCGCTGCTTACGCGTCTATCTGTTTCGCGTTGTAGCATTTCACGCACTTCATCCTCTGTGTAGGTTTTTTCCTGCTGCCCTTCGTTTTCAAGTTCAGCAGCATTGATATTATTTTCAGTCATAATATAAGCCTCCTTGTAAATAGTTACACAAAGTGTCCCTAAAAAATGAGTTTGCGCATAGGCACCCTCATATAACAACAGGCGCAAGACAGCAGACACAATTAGGATGCGCTGGTAAAGTTGGAGCGCTGGTTAAGTCATAAATCTTTCCGTCTCGCTCAACGCATATAGGACAGTCGCAGTGCCCATTGCCGTGTATCCACTTCACTTTTGTGATATTGGCGCGTTTATAGCTTTCTTTTGCGGCTTCCGTTGCGACGTGCGCGCTTTCTGTGCGGAATAATCTATCTGCTTTGTTCCAAGATACCTTGAAATCTTCCCTAATTTGATTAACAATCTATGCCCTGCTCTTGCCAAGAATAATATAATCTGTTATATCCTGTTCCAATTTTGCGGCCAGCGCATTTGTGTTTGTCCAAATGCGGCTGCTATAATTTTGGCCGCTCCATGCGGTATCAAGAGATTGGCGTATCATTCGAGTGGGCACTGCTGTTTTGAAATCGGCTAAATTGGTTTCAAGTATTTCATCGAACAATTTCGGCAGCAATTCATCTAACAAATCCTTTTGTCTCTGGCCAACATCGGCGCATTGCTGCTGTATACAATCACGCAACTTTAGATACTTGCCAGCTGTCCATAGCTGTGTGCGCGTTGGCGTGCCGCCTGAGGATATGTCAAGAAGCAAATCAGCAATGTATCTGTCTATTTCATCAGCAGCGTGATGAAGCGTGCTATTGAGCCTGCGCGCGTATGTGGCTGCTTCCTTTTCTGCCTTTTGCGCATTGGCGCGTGTGCGCTTTTCCCAATAGTTATTCATTGTGTTTCAACTCGCTATAATTGTCATAACCTGCTTCATCTTCTTTGGCTTTTTTCTCAATTTCTGCCGCAACATCAATATCATAAGGCAAAAGCGCAAGCTGTGTTTCCTTACTGAGCAAGTGTCCCGCGCCATTGATGACATTAACTATCTCAGAGCTATCAACAGGCAAATTGCGTGTGAATATAATCTGAATATCCCTGTAATCTAAATCCTGTCCCATCAAGCGCAAAATAGAACAAATCAGCTCAAAGCGTTTTTGAAGCCCGCGCCTAAAAAGTGTTTCCTTGCTTGCGGTTAGTGTTTCAAATCCAATGAGTTTATAGCGGAGCGCAATTCCTGATGTAGTAGCAAATCCTTCTTCGGTAATATCAGGAATTGAGGATAACTTATGTATATCCTTTTGTAATCTGTTTTTTAGATTTTCCTCAGCAGCATCATTCGCATCTTTTGTTAGGAATTTTGCGTCTCCATCCGTATCAACCAGCAGCACCCTATTGGTGCGCATTGACGCAATATCATCCTCATCCGTTCCCTACATACCTGATAACATTAGATAGCAATCACTGAAATAATCCATCGCATCAACGCTGTCTGATTGAACATTGTCATATGCGTCAATAAGCGGAATAACTAACTCGAAATCACCAATGTTATCATCGTTGTTCTAATAGACTACAACAGGAACCATTCCGAAATTGTGCGGCTGACTATCAATGAGCGTCAGCGTGCTAATATCCTGCCGATAGGTTGAAATAGTATCGCGGCTATACACCTATACATAAGTTGTATCA